AGCGCGCGGGGTACGCGCCCTGGGCGATCTCGATCTTTGCCACCGTGGTGGCCAGGGTGCTGTCGCTCTGGGTCAGGGTCCAGCCGGTGCGGGAGGAGTCCTCGAAGCCCGGGTTGCTGAGCAGGTTCCCGGAGACGGAGCCCAGTGAGAGGTGTGATGCGTTGACGTTGCCCAGGTTGATGTTGGCGGAGTTGACCTGTCCGGTCTCGACGACCTCGATGGTGAACATGTCGACCTCGACGGTGCCCGTTCCGCCCGTGTAGTTGGCGTACAGGCAGGGGCTGATGTACCGCACGTTCTGGTGCAGGCGCATCGGGTTGGTCGGGGAGGTGTTGGTGCCACCGTCGCCGGTAGCGGCCGTGCCCTTGATGTAGCCGGTGTAGGTCTGCCACCCCGAGCCGGTGTTGACGTAGACGGCCTTCGCGGCGCAGTAAGCCTGGCTGGAGCGCGCGTTCGATCCGTTGATGTTGACCAGCGACACTCCGTCGGCCCCGATACCGGTGACGCCGAGGTAGACGTTCTGGTTGGTGCCTGCCACGGCGTTGGCGACGGTCTGGCGCAGTCGGCAGGTGACGCGGTAGGTGACGCCCGGGTCGAAGGGGATGAGCAGGTCCGGCCGGTAGGCTCCCTGGATGTAGCCGACGCAGCGCATGACGTACCCGCCGGACGCAGCGTCGGTGACGGCGACCGAGGTCATGGTGCCGGTGCTGCCGTTGCTCCACTTGGCCGCGTTGGTGCCGAAGTCGTAGAACTTCTGCCCGACGGTGCCCTGGAGTCCGGCACTGAGTTTGTCGACGGTCAGCGTTCCGGCCTTGATGCTGGCGGCGTCCAGGTTGGTTACGGAGACCAGGGAGGCATCGAGGGTGCCGGTCTTGATCGAGCCGCCGTTGATCGTGGTTGTGGTCGGGATGGTGCCGTTGCTCAACTGCCCGGCCGGGACGCTGACGCCCGCGCCGATGGATCCGGTGACCGTGCCCGAGGACGTCGCGGTGCCCGCCGTGGTGGCCGACCCTGCCGTGGTGGCTGAGGTGGCTGAGGTGGCGGAGGCGACCGTGCCGGACACGTTGGCGCCGGAGATGACCAGGCCGCTGGCGTCGATCTGCGAGGCGGTGAGTTTCCCGACGGTGATCTTGGACGCGTCGATGGACGCGATGATGCCGGACTCGGCGGTGATCGTCCCGGTGTGCATCTGGTTCGCAGTCACCGAGTTCGCCGCGAGGTCCCCGGTGCCCGCCTGCTGGGCCGTGCCGGAGTTCGAGCCGGACGGGGCGGAGGCGATACCGACCTTGGAGTACGCGACGAGCCGGTAGTAGTAGGCGCTGGCGTAGTTCTGGATGGAGTCGTACAGGAAGTCCGGGCCGGGCAGGGTGCCCACGACGACCGGGTTGGAGAACGCTACGTCGGTGTCGCGCTGCACCTGGACGTGGGAGAAGACGGCAGGCATGACGGTGCCGGTGGAGTCCTTGCCGTCCCAGGTGACCCGCAGGCCACCGAGCACGCCGATGACCCCCGGCGCGGAGGGCACCGGAGGCGGGGTGGACGCGGACGCCGTGGTGAGGCTGGCGCTCGCCCACAGGGAGGAGTTGCTGCTGGTGTCGAAGGACGCGACCCTCACGTAGAAGGTCACGCCGGTATTAAGCCCGTCGAGGAGGACCAGGTCCTCCGTGGTGACGAAGCCGCCGCTCCAGTTGCTGTTGTCGTAGGAGGTCTGGAGCAGGTAGTGGGACAGGTCGGTGAGGGCGGTCCCGTCCTGGTTCTCCGTCGGCGGGGTCCAGGAAGCAGTCACGCGGGCGCGGGTGGCTCCCTCTGCGGTGACGTACTGCACCGTGGTCAGGGTGAGCGCGGTCGGCTCCTTGGGCGGCAGGACGTCGAGGCCGCTGCTCCCGTCGCCGAGCTGGACGACCTGGTCCTGGACGTCCTTGATGCCGAGCGGGGAGTAGACCGGCTTGGTGATGTCGCCGCCGGAGAACTGCACCCACAGTGTCTGGCCGACCGGCGGGATGGTGTTGGTCGGGGATGAGGGGGCGGCCCAGGCGCTTTCGGCGTTGCCGAGGACCTGCGGAATGAGCAGCGTGACGCGGGCCTCGTTCAGCGGGTCCTGGTTATTGGCAACGCTCGCCCGGTACATTCCCAGCACCGGATCAGCCGACATTGATGTCCTCCAGAAGACTCGATTCCCAGAACTGCTTGTTCCTCAGTACAGCCGGGACGGTGTCGAACTTGAATCTCTTGTTCGCATCGCTCCGGAATGTTACCGCGTAGGGCTGGTCCCTTTCCGCATCGACGGTGGTGGTGAACATCAGTCCCTTGTTGTTCTTGTCGCGGTTGATGACGTGCTTGGTGCCCGTCACCATCCACCGGCCCTTGTTGTCCGACGAAATGGAACTGCCGGAGATCCCGACCAGTGTTCCCGGGGCGACTTTCGCGGTGCCGTATAGCGTGGCCTGCATGGTGATCCAGCCACGGGAAGCGAGAGTGCGTGCTTCCATAAGCGCCTGCGCGTCGGCGTAGTTGTCCACGGCTCGGGCAGTGGATATGGAATTCAGGAACGTTCCGATTCCGGTATTCGAAGCAGAGGACGCCTTGATGACCTTTCCGGTCTTCGCGTCCAGGCCGGAAATCACCGAGGTGCTTGCCGTGCCATTGCTGCGCGGAATCATCGTGCCGGTGAGAATGGAAAGGCTCTGGAGGGTGTCGTAGAGTCCCGGCGTCTGGTTCTTGGAGAACACCGGGATGTCCTGGACCTTCTGTCCGAGCAGGAGAACGCGCGGGTCGAGGAAGTACAGGGTGGAACCCTCCACCCAGAAGCGGTAACCGGTCTCGGACGCGAGGTCGTTGACCAGTTTGAAGTCGCTCTCTCCGGTCTGGGCCCAGTAGGTGAGGCGCCGGGCGGACGGGGAGATGACGGTGCGCAGGCCGTTCTCCCGGCCCACCTTCCGCACGATCGCGGTCGGGGACACGTTCTTCCACGACCGGGTGCGCTGGGTGTTCATCGGCAGGGTGGTGCCGATACAGATGTAGCGCATGGTGACGTTGCGGCTGCCGGAGGCGGCCAGCGCGCTGGAGTGGTGCACGTAGCCGTACCAGCGCACGATGTCGTTCGGGGAGCGTCCGTAGTCGAGCACGACCGGGGTCAGTTCGCTGTACGGGCTCGCGGCGGTGGGCGGCGTGGTCACGTCGATGATGGCCATCGAGTGCACGCCGTAGCCCTCGCGGACTTCCACCCGCGAGATGAGGCTGCTGACCTTGTCGGTGCCCATCGACAGACGGGTGACCGGTGCTTGTTCAGACACTGGGGATCCTGATGATCTGGCCGGGCGTGAGGTCGTCCCACGTCATGACCTCGGGGTTGGCGTCGGCGATGTGCCACCACATCCGTGCGTCGCCGTAGTACTGGGTGGCGAGCAGGTCGACGCGGTCGGAGGAGGTCCACTGGTGGTAGGTGAACTGGAATGACCACTCGCGCTGCTGGCCCGGCACGATGGTGAGGTTGGTGCCCCGGCCGGAGGAGACGAGCGCGAGGGTGGAGTCCGCGTAGCGGGAGTTCGAGGAGATCATCGGCCTGACTTTCCGCTGGAGCCCAACTGTTCCGACGCCGACAGCGGGTCGCCCCAGTTGCCGAGGCGCGGGCCGATGATCGGCGCGTACTTGTTGCCGCCCTGCGGGGTGGGCAGGAGCGTCACGCCCACGGTGACCACGCAGCGCTGGGGGATCATCTGCTGCGTCCAGTGGGTGTACCGGACGTCCAGCGACGAGATGGTCCCGTAGTAGGACAGCGTCGAGCCGATGACGACGAACACCGGGGTGTAGATCATCGGGCCGGACGGGCCGGTGGAGAACGAGCCCTTCTTGAAGTTGTCGATGGCGCCCTTGACGTCGGCCTTGTTGTCGCCGGTCGCGCTCATCGGGGAGGCGATGCCGGTCATCCGGTACAGGGACAGGACGTCGTAGGCGACACCGAACTCGGGCACCCACGTGAGGGCGTCCCCGTAGAGTTTCGAGGAGTCCCACAGTTCGTAGGTGCGGTCGAATTGCAGCGCGAAGGACAGCGTCTGCTGGAGGGGCAGGATGAACTGCCCCTTCGTCACGTCGTTGTCCAACTGCGAGTTCTCATCGGCCAGGACACCGGTGTCGATGCCGTGGGAGAGGTCGATCTCGCCCGGGTTGTACAGGAAGTTGCAGCGGTAGCGCACACCGCCGATCGGCTTCTCCATGATGATGAAGCCGCGCGTCAGTTTCTTGTTGTTGTCGAAACTGTGCCCGTCGTTCTGGAGGAACGGAATGGCAGAGATCCGAGGGTCGAAAGGACCGTTGTCCACGATCTTGCTGGCGGCCATTACGCAGCCGCCCAGATATTAAGCCGCATGTCAGTTCCCTGCCGCGATGAGATTGATTCGGTTGTCCTCGGCGAGTGCCGTCATGAACTGCTTCGCCGCGTCCCGTGCCGAGGTCTGGTCCATGGCGCCGGACACCTGCACCGTGACTGCGCCCGCGTGGAAGTTCAGGGTGGCCTTACCACCCGAGGTATTAAGCCCGCCGATACCACCAGCCAGTGGTGTATTACTCGACAGCGCCTTACGGATTGCGTCGGCCTGGTGCGCCGGGATAATCATTTCGCCCTTGTGGACGCGGGCCGTCTGGTCAACATCGATATTCGCCGATCCGACGGCGTATCCCTTGTAGGATCCGCCGTTCGCCATCGACTTGATACCGGGCACATTCGCCAGGGAGCCGTACCGGGAATCCGCGTAGCGGACACCGGCAATGATGTTGTCGACCGGATTCCAGATGTTCTTGTGGCCCGCCAGCGAGTACGCCTTGAACGTCGAGTCGATGGTCTGCATAATGCCCTTCGACGGGTGGCCCGCCTTGGCATTGCTGTCCCAGTTGTTCTGCGCGTGCGGATTACCGCCGGACTCGTGCATCGCCATCGAGTTGACGTACTTCTCGTTCGACGTCGTGTCCTGGTGCAGTATCCCGAGCGCCGACTTGATCCACCCCTTGAGGTTGCCGGTCGGCATCGAGCCGGGCACGGAGCCGTTGTCGGTGCTCTTCGTGCTGCTGCCTCCCTGTCCTGCACCCACACCGGAGCCGACGTTGGCCGCTCCGACCGAGGCGATACCCGCCGCGATGGCGTCGACCTCCTCGACCGAGCCGTACGAGCCGACGTCACCGCCGAAGCCCATGGAGGACAGGCGGTTGGAGTCGGACCCGGCAGTGTCAGCGCCGCCGTCGGTGAGGTCACCGAGGTTGCCGACCGCGCCGAGGATGCGCACCGCGTTGGTGAACTCGCCCGGCTGGTAGGCGCGGATACGGACCGAGGACCCGGTGTGCGGGGCCTCGATGATCTTCCCGTTGCCGATGCACATCACGACGTGGTGCGCGGGGTTGCCGTTGAACAGCAGGTCGCCCGCCCGCTCCTGGCCGAGCTTGACCGGCTTACCGGCCTTCTGCTGCTGCGCGGCCGTACGGGGCAGGGAGACCCCGATCTGCTTGAACGAGAACTGCATCAGGCCCGAGCAGTCGAAACCCTTCGGAGAGGCACCACCCCAGACGTACTTCACGCCCAGGTACTTCATGGTGACCCTGATGACGGCAGCGGCGGTCTTGCCCGCGCCGTTCGTACCGGTCGCCTTCGAGCCGGACTTGCCCGAGCCGGTCGCGGACGCCGCACTGCTGCCGCTGCCCCCGTCACCACCCCAGAGGCTGGACACCAGGCCGTAGCCACCGCCGATGGCACCACCGATGACGGTTCCCTCGGGGCCGAACAGGGTGCCGATGGCAGCGCCGTATGCCGCGTCGCCGAGAGTGGCCGACGCGACGTTGATGGCCTTCTTGCCTGTTTTGTTCTTGACGTGCTTGGCCGCGTAGTTACCTGCGGCGTGGATACCGAACCCGGCCAGGCCCAGACCACCAGCCTTGGCCAGCGGAGACCGGAGCAGGGCACCGGCACCGGCCATCATGCCGCCGTCGGCAGCGGCTGTACCGGCACCGCCCAGGAGGCTGCCTGCACCCCCAGTACCACCGAGCATGCGTCCGGCCATGCCCAGGCCGCGCATCATGCCGTAGTTGCCGACAGCGGAGCCGACAGCGGAGCCGACCATGGAACCGGCACCACCGGCCCAGCCGATCGGGGTGTCCAGGTGGGTGGCCTTGAGGAAGGACTGAACGGCGGTGGAGAACTTGTCCAGGTAGTTGGTCGCGGTCTTCAGACCGTCGTTGAAGGGCTGGAGCGTGTTGACATCCTGATTGCGCAGCGTTCCGGCACGGTCCTGGATGGCCTGCGCATCGGAGTCGCCGATGTTCCACTTCTTCAACTGCGCCCTGGCGCTCTTGTTGCCGTCGGCAGCCTTGTTCATCGTGGAGACGTACTGCTGCTCGGACGCGCCCTTGATCTGAGCGTTGAGCATGCCGGTAAGTTCGCTCTTGACCTGCTGGAGGGTGCCCGCAGGCATGGTGCGCGCCAGCGACTGCATCATGGCGGAGCCGTCGCTGAGGGTGTCGTGGATCTGGTCCTTGTTCTTGATGTTCTTCAGCGACGACCAGCGCTGCATGACCTGCTGGGCGATCTGCCGGGGGTCCTGGCGCTTCCCGTTCTTGATCGTCTGGATGCCGACGGCCTGGTTGGCGTAGTACGACTGAGCCGTCCACGCACCCGCCATGCCCTGGACGCGCTGCGCCTCCGAGATACCTGGGTTGAGGAGCCCGGAGGACTTGGCGTAGTTCCACGCCGAGGCGAAGTTCGCGGAGCCCGGAGAACCGGCCGTGGACTGCCCGAGGGTCTGATAGGCGAGTCCTGCGTCCGTCGTGGACTGGGCGCCGAAGTTGTTGGTGAACGCCTGCTTCGCGGTCGCGCCGTAGGACTGCGAGGAGATCTGGCCCGACTGGTAGACGACGCTGTCCATGAGGACCTTGTCGGGCATCTGCTTGGTCGCCCAGGCGTGGAAGTCCTTGAGGCCACCCTTGAAGGTGTAGGGGCTCTTGCGTCCGCCGTTGTTGCCTGAGCCACCGCCCTGGTTGGAACCTCCCGAGCCGGATCCTCCCGAGCCGGATCCGCCCTGGCCGCCGTTGTTCGCCGCTCCGCCGCCCTGGCCGGTCTGGCCGGAGAAGGTGACACCGCCACCGTTGGCGGAGGTCGTCATGCGCTGCTGCTGGCCGCCAGCTCGGGGAGCCGTGGAGGGGGCGCCTGCACCGCCGTTGGGGCGGCCGTGGCCGTAGTTGCTGGTGTTGTTCCAGACGTCGTTGGCGAGCATGCCGAAGCCCCGGGCGCCCGACTGGGACCCGGAGCCTCCGCTGTGCCACCCCTGCCAGAGACCGGCGGCTCCCCCGCCGACCGTCTTCAACTTGGAGGCGGCCGTCTCCAGTCCCTTGTTCAGGGACTCGACGTTCTTCGCCAGTTTTGAGATCGCATCCTGGGCCTTGTTCCAGCCCAGGAGCGGTCCCTGTCCTGCCACCGTACTTTCGTCAGCCATTGTCCGCCTCAGCCGTTCGCCTATTGCGCTGCGCCGTAAACCACTTCACCCAGTGCAGGCGCTCCCGCACGGTCAACCGGCGAATTTCGCTGAGGCTCCAAGCCGGGGATAGCTCGACTAGTTGCTCGTATTCGAAGTACGTGTCGAAGTAGTTACAGACCCTGAAACAGGTCCCCCGCCGAGATGAAGAGGGGGACCTCCTTTCCGCACGAATCGTGCAGGAACTTCACATCATTGTATTGCGGGCCGGGCTGCTTCTTTTCAATCGTGTCGAGGATCGTCTGGCGGTCCGCGATGCCGAGAGACCGGGCGAACTCCGGATTACCGGAGACGGCATTCTCGGTGCCGTCCGCTTCGACCACGGAAATGAGAACCCGGGAGAGCAGGAGGGTGTTCTGCTCGGAGTCGCTGGTGCGGTCCGCGACGGCCAGGAGGGCTTCCTGGTCACTGCCGACGGGCAGCCGTACGAACGCCTTGCGGTTCTTGCGCAGGGCCACCTCGAAGATGCGGGAGGCGGGGTCTTCCAGGCGCCGGACGGGGATCTCGTCGAGGGTGACGGACAGGCGGAACTCGTCGCCGCAGAACGGGCAGGAGTAGCGGTCCCAGACGATCTCGTCGCCGTAGGTGGCGCGGCGGATCTCCATCAGGAGCATGTCGCGGTCGCCGAGCAGGAGGTTGGACAGCAGGGTGGTGCTGGCCTGCTCGCCGCCCACGGAGACGGTGCCTGCCGAGAGCAGGGTGGCGATGTACTTGCCGAGGCCGCCGGAGCGGGCCTTGGTGAGGGCTTCCTCATCGGCGCCGGTCAGTTCGCGGACGTCGGCGTCGTAGCGGACGGATGCGTAGTCGCCGCCCAGAACATAGCCTCCCGGCAGGCTGAAATTACCGCCTGCCGGGAGGGTGATCTCGGGCTTGGCGACCTGTCCCCCGTTGTCATTCAGAATCGCCGCGATGGCAGCGTTCGATGCGCCGGGGTTGTTGAGGGGGTTCGTGTACCCCTCGGTATTAAGGTCGTTAGCCACTGGTGATGCTCCTAGTCGAGTCTCGGGAATCCGCTATTAGAAACTAACGGAAGACGAGCCGGTGCTGTTAGCCAACTTGAACTCGAAGCCCTCGTGGGCGAGGGTCATCTGCTGGACGACGATCGCGTTGGCTCCGGCGTCGAGGTCCGAGAAGGCAACCGCCGTGGGCCACGCGTTGTAAATGCGGAATGCGGCCTTGGCGGGAGTGGAGCCGGAAGTCACCGGGTGGTCGAGCACCTTGACGTCGACCATGTGCCGGAATTCCGCTCCGGCCTTTCCGGTGCCGGTGCCCTGGATGACGGTGAACAACTGGCGCATCCAGTCCATCATCTGGCTGTCGCCGACCGCGAGGCCCTTGGACAACGTGATCGGGGCAAAGTCGGACTGTCCGGGCATCTTCTGCGTAGTGGTATTCATACCGCCTTCACGGTATGGAATGACCTCAGTCGTGACGTTCAGTCCCGAAACGGACATGAAGCCCATGCGGGCGAAGCCCTTGATGCCCGGGTGCTGGATCTGGACCTGGAACTTGAAGTTACGCAACGGGTCCGTTGCGATGTGCCCCACGGTCGAAGTGGTCGTAGCCATCAGTCAGTTACCTCTCAGGAAGTGGCCGTCGAGTCGGTCGCGGAGGACCCACCCGAGTACTGGCCGATTTCGATGACGATGAATTCGGCCGGGGTCTGAACCGCGACGCCGACGGAGATGTTCACGACGCCGTTGGCCACGGAGGCGGCGGTGTTGTTCGAGGAGTCGCAGGTGACGAAGTACGCCTGGTCCGGCGTGGTCCCGGCCAGCACACCCGTCTGCATCAGGGTGAGCAGGTACTGCGTGATGACCGCGTTGATCTGGTCCCACAGGATCGAGTCGTTGGGCTCGAAGACCGCGAAGCGAGTCGCGTCGAGGATGCCCTTCTTGATCAGCATCAGCGACCGGCGGATGGAGACGTACCGGTCCGGCATGCCCGTCGACAGCGTCCGGGCGCCGTAGATGACGAAGCCCGTGCCCGGCAGCGACTTCAGCACGTTGACGCCCGCGACGTTCAGCGCGTCCTGGTCGTCGTTGGAGAACCGGAACTCCGTGTCCAGCACGCCCTTGAGGACGGTGTCGATACCGGCCGGAGGCTTCTGCACCCCACGCGAGGCATCGGTGCGCGCGTACTGGCCGAGCACCGCGCCGCCAGGCGGCAGCAGACGGGCCGAACCGGACGCAGTGGTCGCCGGGTCGTTGACGATCAGCCACGGCCCGTAGACGGCCGCGTACGAGGACGCACGCAGCGCCGAGCCGCCCGTGGACATGCCCTGGAGCGAGAGCGCGTAGGAGTGGGCGTTGTCGGCCGAGGTCGACTTCACGCCGTCCACGACGACGAACACGCTGCCCTGCTCCTCGGCCCACTCGATGATCGGGTTCAGGACGGTCGCGTCGGTGACACCCGGGAGGTTGAGGACCAGGTTCGCCTCGACGACTTCCAGCCGCTCCGTCGCGGACGCCAGGTCCACGGCAGCGACACCGTCCGAACCGCCCGCCAGGGCGACACCGGACTGGATGGCCGGGGCGTGGGTCGGCACCCACGCGGTATTAAGCAGGCTCTGGACGTGGATGAAGGACGAGCCGGTGACCGGGGAGTTGATCAGCGCGGTGGCGTTGCGGGAGTCGGCCGGGTCCAGGGAGACGTCGGTGAAGCGCTCCTTGAGGAAGGCCGCCGTGTCACCGCCCACGTACACGTACAGGTCGAAGCGGCCACCGCCGGACGAGGCCGCCGTGACGTCCACGTAGACCGTGTTGCCCCAGGAGCCCGGAGAGATCGCGGTGATCTTCAGGGTCGGCTCGGGAGTCGCCTCGGTGTCGTCGAGCGAGATGCTTGCCGCGACCGCGTCGGCCGCAGCCGCACGCACGATGTAGGCACCGCTGCCGCCGTTGTTGAAGTACTGGTAGACGCTGAACGGCAGGTACTCGCTCGTGTCCCCGAAGCCCCCGAAGGTGGCCACGTACTGCGACCAGGACGACACCAGCGTGGGGGCCAGCGGCCCGCCCTGCTTGTTCGTGCCGACGAAGGCCGCGACGGACTCGCCGGGCGTGGTTACGGTCTGGCTGAGAGGGGTCAGCGTCTCGCTGATGTAAACACCAGGCCGCTTGTAGACAGTCATCTGTTTCTCCTGGGTAAAAGGAATTCCTGGGGTTACGAATCCTGGGTACGGTTCATGGGCGGATTACGTGGTCCGTGGAGTACTCGAAGTCCAGCGCCACACCGGTCGCCTTCACGTAGGACTCGGCATCGGACTGGAGCATTTCGCTGGATACAGAGATCAGGTATTCGCGACGGAACAGGCGCTTGCCGTTCTCGTCACGGGTGTCGGCCAGCTCGGGTCCACCGAGAAGGTCCAGGCGCCGTACCGTCCCGTCCTCGGGAATCTCCAGAAAGCCGAAACGCGCCGGGAGACGGTCGCGCTGCATCATCGAAGACGCCAGCGCTATGTCGTGCTCCGCGAGACGGGTGAAGACCATGACGCGGTACCGCAGGTCGAAGGGGACCGGATACTCGACGAGGTACGGGGACTCGGTGACGTCGTAGGAGGTGTCTCCCTCCGCCCACCAGCCGGGCTTGCCCTCGGGCGCGTACGGCAGGAAGACAGGGCCACGGTGCTCCCGCTCGTCGGCCTTCTCGATACCCGCGTGCTCGATGACCACCAGGGGGAAGGTCTGCTTGGCCAGCTCCGTCTCGGGAATGCGGTAACGCACCGGAACGGGTCGGCCGTCCG